TCATATATTATATTATAATACCATTACCATTCTATATATATATATATAATTAAATCGGAGTAGTAAGGTAGGTAGACTTTAATTTTATACTACACTACCAGAAGACTAGAATAATATAGGGTTGTTATTTTTAGTGGCACAACAGCATTAACAGATTTGGTTAGTGATTACAACGCTTTAGGGTGCACGAGACTTTGGAAACCTTCTCACACTAAAACACACACCTGGAATCAACACGTTACTAAATTAGCCTTGTATGTAAATTAAAAAACCTTATGGAACAAGCACATAAAGATGGACGTCGTTAGCGAAAAAATATAAAGATTAGCGAAAAACCTACAGGAATTTATGTTATTTGTAGTGTAGTATAGAGCATAACCTTAAGTTTCTAGCATAGTACATAGGTTGAGTGCAAAAAGACGGTAATAAATCTTAACACGTCCTAGCACAAACAAAAAAGACGCGGCTCACGCCGCGTCCTCCCTGGATACCACTAATTAAGTTTTAGTGTTTGTGATAGGATGTATGTTTTACGTCATGCGACCGCGTCCACCCAATTAAGTTTTAGTGTTTGTGATAGGATGTATGTTTTACGTCATGCGACCAGCAAGCACGGCATGGCCCGCATTTGCCTTCTTGCTGGGGCGCCGGACACACGTGACTCTCGGTCGGCGGTAAAACCTTATCGTGCACCCCGCTGGTATGCAACCAGTGCGTAGTAGCCGGACCGTCGACCATGGTGGCCGAGATGCGTACAACCAGATTCCTGGGGGTGACCCCGCCCTGCGAGATATACGCCTTGACGATTGTATGTTCTCTGGTTGGCAACCAGTGGTTAATATCTGGCGTGAGCGCGCATACTGCACATATCTTGGTGAGGTGTTCGACGCTCTGGAGGTCTCCCGAATCATGCCAGCGATGCCAGCCCTTGGAAAATTTGCCGTTGCGCCCGGTACCGCGTTTATGGGCTTTAGTTAGTAGAGTCACCATCGCCATGGTCCAACTTGGGTTGGCGATACTCGCCAGACGCTTGGTATGTGATTTTTTGAGATCCGGGTATAGATAATTACCCTTGAGTGCGTAGCACCCATGACATACACTTCCTTTGATCTTGGCGAGTATACCCCCGATCTTGCAGGCGCGTGCGGATATCCCGTAAGAGGTTCCCGGCATCTTCGAGGGATAACCTAACGTGCCAGCAATGGACGTGGCTTCTTTGATAGTCATGAGTTGTTTCACGGTTAGTTATCCTTTGGTTTGGTCAGTGGTTTGGTCAGTGGTTTGGTCAGTGGTTTGGTCAGTGGTTTGGTCAGTGGTTTGGTCAGTGGTTTGGTCAGTGGTTTGGTCGGTAAATAAAAGGCTGCGACCTCTTGCGTAGGTCGCGACCTCGTTAGTTAGGTTTACCTTTTGGTTCGTACGGCGCACGTCGCGTATCACGCTACGTTGCTTCTATACTCACAGGCTATAGGCGGCAAAGAGCCGCGCAATGCGCCGACGTGATGCTGACGTGACGCCCTCAGGGATATGCAGCGAACGGCTTTCGATAATGCTTGTTTCGTACCACTCGCGCGTGTTTTCGTTCCAGTTTGGCCATGTCAGCCACTGCGGGGCTCGCACGGGATACTCGTTGGCTTCACAAAATCCGCTCCACTCCGGTTTTAGGTATTCGAGGCCGTCGCGCATAGCGTCGCTAAGCGACACGTTCTCAATCACAAAGCCATGATCATTCGTGTCGCCCGCTTCGGCGGCTGCGTCATCCCAGCGTTCGAAGGTAACCGAGAATCCCTTGACCATTGTTCGTCTCTCCTTGTTGGTAGTCGTCTGGTTAGTTAATCAACCAACATCATAGTACATAACTTGATAGGTGTTGTCAACGACCGGGGGCGGCCCTACACCCCCGGTATCCTATATACCACAATAAGAATTACTTGTGCTGACTGAGACCGGTAGAAGGGGTTCGCGGCAAGATGCCTGCGGCATCTTGCCCATACCTCTAGCATTTTTCGTATTTTCCGACTAAAATTAAACTATATACTATAAAAAATTTTAGGAATCTATCATGCTACAAAGAAGTTTAGGGATTCATAAATTGTAGATAAAAAATTTTAGGAATTCATAAACTGATGCAAACAAAATTCCTAAAATTTTAGATAAAAATTTTGTGAATTTTAGTTAATTAAAGTGATGGTGACGTGTGTGAAAAAAGCTGTTAGGATCAAGGACATGAGCAACCTCCCCGTACAGTACATGGATCTTACAAACGATCCGGCAAATTTAGGATGGCCTCCGTCACTCCCCCTGGAACTCGCGCTACGTCAGCAGTCCGTCCGGGGGATATGCCAGGCCTACGGGATTGCGAAACCCGAGTACGATCGGCTCAAGGCCGATCCGAACTTCAGGGTGGCGGTGACGAAAGCAGCGGAGCTGCTCAAAGAGGAAGGCGCCACGTTCAGGCTCAAGGCAAGGGCCCAGAGTGAAGAGTTGCTCAAGACGAGCTGGGCCTTGATCCACAAACCACTTAGCGACGTGCCAGCTTCGGTCAAAGCAGATCTTATCAAGTTCACCATCAAAGCAGCCGGGTTGGATTCCAGTGTCGAGCAAAAAGCCAAGGCTACTGCTACAGCTACGGCTGCTTCATTGACTTCGCTTGTGATTAACTTGCATCTTGGGGATTAATTCCTATGAATCCCGGCTTCGCCGGAAGCGCGCCCAGCGAGAGTAGCTTTTGATGAACCCAGGCATCCTGGATAGCGCAGGCCAGGTCGCCACCAGCGCGATCGAAGCCATGAAGGCTGCGCCGGTGCTCATAGCCCTGGTGCTGCTTCAGGGGTTAACGCTCGGTGTCGTAGGGTATAACGTGAACGCGCGCCAGCGTGACATAGCGGAGGAGCGCAAGCTCTTTGCCGAGGAGCGTAAGATGTTCATCGAGCTATGTGTCCGGCATCCTACGGATGCTGGACTAACGAACTTTCGTCTGGAACCAGTGCCATTGCCGCCAGAACGGCCGATGTCGAAGGAGTGAGGTAAGTGGTCGAGCCCGACAAGCCTGATCCACCAAGCGCAAGAGACACCGCAGTCGGCAGTCCCGTCCAGTACAAGGTGGTCGACCACCCGTGGAACCCCGGCGATCCCACCATTGCCGAGGCGATGCTGGGCGTCGTGGGCCAGGATGGCTGGCAGCTGGTGTCCGTCTACCCGGACCCGATGCGCGAGAGAACCCGCTGGATTTTTTCGAACGTCACCGCCAGTGGCAGCGGCGGTGGCGGCATCCCCGAAGCGCCAGTAGACGGAACCCTTTACGGACGCCAGGACGCCGCCTGGTCCCTGGTCCCCCCACCTGGCTCACAAGGTCCGGTAGGCCCCGCAGGAGCGGATGGCCCTGCGGGACCACAAGGACCGGCTGGACCCGTGGGACCGCAAGGCACGCCCGGCGTGGCGGGTCCAACAGGACCTGCCGGCGCGCAGGGTCCAACAGGACCTGCCGGCGCACAAGGCGTTCAGGGACCTGCCGGCGCACAGGGCATTCAAGGTATCCCGGGTCCGACCGCGGTCTCCGCCAATGCCGGCAATGCTGCCGCATTGGGCACCGACTCCTTAATATTCGTGCCGGCTCCGCCCGCCGTGCCAGCGGGCTCGAGCACCACCCCATCTATGGATGGTGCCGCCGCACCTGGCGTAGCTGCGTCATGGTCGCGTGGCGACCACGTGCATCCTACCGACTTGAGCCGCATGCCCATCAAAGGCACCACGGTAGCCGACCAGGCGGTTCAAGGTAACGTCGGCGAGGTGCTGAGCACCTCGATCACGACCGCGGTGAATCTGACTGCGAGCACGCCAGCCAACATTGGTAGCCTCACCCTCACCCCTGGGGACTGGGTGGTCGCTGGGAACGTCAACTTCGTTGCCCCTGGAACAGCCGGGACCCGCTATGCAGTGGCGATCGGCAACACCAGCGCCACTTTGCCTACGCCGGCTCAGCTCGCCGCTGGCGCTGGGACCTTGACAGACATGTCCTTGACCTTCGGCAAGGCTCAGCAGAACTTCAACACCAGCCTTGTCCGCTTCAACGTGAGCGTGAGCACGACCGTTTACCTGGTAGCGCTCGGGCCGGCGACGACGGCTACGGGCTATATTTCCGCTAGGCGCGCAAGATAATATTCCTACGATGAGCCTAGCTTTTCTCATGTTCTCTATTGTAGCTTCCGTAGCAGGTGCGCGCTTCCTTCTGTTCCTTGCTTGCTCGCTGGCAGTAGCCCACCGTACATTGCCTGGTTCATAGTGACCGTCGTTGTCGATGCGGTCGATAGAGAACCCTGGCGGACAGCGGCCGACCGCTGCGCATTATAGCATGGAGGGTCAGATAATGCCTAGTGTGAGCAGGAAGCAGGTCAAGGCCATGTTTGCCGCCAAGGCGGGCAAGAGCACCCTCGGCATTCCCCCGAAAGTGGGTAAGGACTTCGTTGCGGCCGACAAGGGGAGAGACTTGAGTAAGCTCCCCCTGCGTAAGGGAGCACCCAGGACAAAGAGATAGGAGAACACCATGGCGCCCAAAACCAAGGTTCTAACCGCTACGACCCCGGAGGATAATGGCTACGATCCTCGGTGCGGCAGCTACGACCCCTGTTATTCGGGCGATCTGGACGAGTTCGACAAGGAGTTCGAGGAACGCGACGCCAAGGTGGACGCCACCCGGGCCGGGTTTGCTCATCAGGACAAGCCCAACAAGCCTGCAGCTTGGGACGATTAGCGGCGTCGAGGACGCCGGCTCGAGGCTTGCTCCCAACGAGTAGCCCATCGGCAGTTGCCGGGCTCGTAGTTACCGTCAGGATCGGGGTAGCGATCCAGGGTCATCCCTGGTGGACTTAACACGGAAAAGCAGCACGTGACCAGTATTATAGACTACAAACCATCACCCACGATCAAGGCGTTTATTCGCGACTACCGTCAGTCTGCTCTATTTTATTGTTGGTTAACTGGGCCAGTCGGGGCCGGTAAGACTACTGCTCTGTTTTTCAAGCTTATTTACATGGCTATGAAGCAAGCGCCTAGCCCGGATGGGATTAGACGAACGAAGGCAGTAATAGTTAGAAATACACTTCCACAACTTAAAGATACGACATTGGCAAGCTGGGATTATTTTTTCAAGGACGGGATCGCTGGAGATTGGAATGCTACTGACAAGATATTTACCCTACGATTTGGTGATGTTGAATGCGAGGTTTTATTTCGTCCATTGGATTCTCCGGATGACGTTCGTCGGGTTCTTAGCTTGGAAATCTCATTTGCTGTACTCGATGAATTCGTCGAGATCCCGAAGGCGATCGTGGATGCGTTGAGCGCCCGACTCGGGCGTTATAGACATCCGGACGGCACACCGGTGACGATTTGGGGCATGTGGGGTGCAAGTAATCCGGGTCTCGAGGATGCCTGGTGGTTTGACTATTTGCACGGTCCTGCGGTGCGGCGTTATAAACGCACACCCTCTGGTGTGGCCGAGGTTATGGAAAAGACGGATGGTTGGGGGGCTATTATTCCAGATCAATCTTCTGCAGAGCCTATCGCCTCTTATTATCAGCAACCTTCAGGGTTTAGCGTGGAGGCGGAGAATCTGGAGAATCTCCCTGATGGGTATTACCGTGATGCCGCCAAGGGTAAAAGCGATGTTTGGGTAAGGCAGTATATTACTGGAGAATGGGGCTTCAGCATAGCCGGTAAGGCTGTGGTGTCCGGGTTCCGTGCTGACCTTCATGTGGCCCTTCCCAACACTCTCCAGCCTAATCCGTACTTCCCACTCATCGTGGGGCTCGACCCGGGGATCACCGGCTCCGCCATGATCATCGGACAGCAGGACTACGACGGCAGGGTTCGTGTGTTCGCCGAGCTGGTCCAGGAAGGCATGGGAGCTGAGCGCCTGGTCCAGGAGCGGCTCCAGCCGCTGCTGCGGAATCGGTTCCCGCAGGTGAGCCGGGTCATTATCGCTGCTGACCCCGCAGCTTCCTCCCGAACTCAGACCGATGAGCGCACGGTGGTGAAGATATTCAAGCAGTATTACGAGGTCGATGTAGAATCCAACAACCGGCTCCCGTTGCGCCTGGACGCCATAGATCACTACACTAACACCCTGGTCGAGGGTCGTCCGGCCTTGCAGATTGACCCCTCATGCCAGGTGCTCATACGCGCCCTGAAAGGGGGCTGGCGCTATTCCGCTGATCTGAAGCGGGAAACACTACGGGGTCATGACCCCGAGAAGAACGCTTATAGTCATCCCGGCGACGCCTTCGGTTATTTGTGCAGGTACTTCAGGAGAGACGGTCAGCGCGAGGCGCGCTACAACCTGCCCCGGGGTAGCCTGGCAGCGCGACGTCAGGGTGCCCCCTGGCAACGTCAACCGGAGCGCAACTCGTACCATGTACGCTGAACCAGGATCGCAACAACGGCAAAATCAGCGTCGGTACTTTGCAGTACATTCAGAGTGACCTAAGATGGCCTTTCCCACCTCAGAGCCTCCTCTCAATTCCGCAAAAGCGTACCCGGACCCTGAGCTTAAACCGCCTATGGTTACCATACCTACACCGATGCCTGCTAAGAACGAGCTTGATTCTACTGGCGATCCTCCAGTTAGAAAGATTTCTTCTGAAGCTCTTAGAACTTTAGGGCAACGATTTGCCACCATGTTTATGCAATACGCGAGTGATCGTCGAATTGTCGAGCTTAGATGGTTAGCTAACCAGCGTCAGTATCTGGGTTTATACGATCCGGAAGTTGAAAAGTCATTCAGTCCAAATAGGAGTAAGGCTTATCCCAAGATTACACGAACCAAGTGCATCAGCGTCCTGGCGCGAATCATGAACCTCATGTTCCAGGGTAACGAGCGCAATTGGGAAATTCATGCTGCGCCGTGGCCAGATATTACCTCCAAGGAAGTGACGGAAGCGCTCAAGCTGGCTCAGGAGAAGGACCAGCAAGCAGGCGTTTCCTCGCCAGACCCAACCGACGAGTTCACTTTCAACAACTACGTGATGGAAGCGCTGGACCGCTACGCGGATTTACGTGCGGACAAGCTCGCCACGCTCATTGACGATCAATTACAGGAATTGGGTGGGCATCAGGCGTTGGACTATGTCGCCCTTAACAGGGTCGTGATTCGTTCAGGAATCATGTATGGGCTCGGCGTCCTGCGTGGTCCGTTCGTGCGCAAATCAGAGACCGTGACGTGGAAGGTGTTGAAACCTCCCCCGCAGTTACCTACAGGTCAGCCTGGGCCGCCCGGTCCACCTATTCCCCCAACGAGAATACCTGGTCAGGGATTACCCCCAGCCCAAATGAACGGCGGGACGTCCCCGCAACTGAACGGTGCGCCACCAGCGGCGCAGCCGATGCCGATCGTCAGGCCGATCAAGCAGACAGTCTTCAAACCTTACTTCGAGTTCCTTCCGGTCTGGGATTTCTATCCTGATCTCAGCGCCAAAACCCTACAGGGCATGGACGGATATTTCGTGCGTCTTGTCATGAGCCGGACCCAGGTCAAGGAGCTAGGCGGCCGGCCTGATTTCTTCGCTAATGTCATCGATAATTATCTGACTCGTTATCCTGTGGGCAACTATCGCGCTCAGCCGTTCGAGATGGAGCTGCGGGCAATGGGCGTCAAGGTCAACGTCAACGAGATGAAATCGGAGACGATGAAGTACGAGATCATGGTGTGGCATGGCTCGGTGGACGGCAGGCTCCTGGAGGAAGTAGGCGTAGAGGTTCCTGTTGATAAGCTCTCTGATTTCATCGACGCAGAGATCTGGATGCTCGACGCCAACGTCATCGGCGCGCGGCTCAATCCTTGGGAAGAGCTTACCAAGGAGATGCCTTCCATACCGATCCCGCCCATGATTCATACTTTCTTGTTTGACGAGGACGACACTAGCCCCGTGGGGTTCGGTCTCCCCCAAGCTATCAGAGATAGCCAGATGATGGTTGCCGCCGCAGTGCGTATGCTCCTGGACAATGCAAGCGTCGTGTGCGGACCTAACCTAGAGCTTAATACCGATCTTTTGCGTCTGGACCAGGACCTCAGCGCTATCAGCGCGTATAAAGTCTGGTACCGTGAGGGCTCCGGTCCCGAGGCGCAATGGCCGGCAGTGCGCAATCTCTCCATCGATGCGCACCTGGATAGCCTGCTCAAGATCGTCGAGCTTGGTTTACGTTTCGCAGATAGCGAGACGTTCGTCGGCCCGGCGACAGGTGGCGACCAGGACCGGGTTCCGTCCGAGCCGATGCGTACCGCAGCAGGCGCGAGCATGCTCAGGGGTGAAGCGGCTCTTCCCTTCAAGGATATCATCCGGAGCTTCGATACGTTCACTCAGAGTGTCATCAACTCCATGGTGCTGTTCAACCGGGTGTTTAACCCGACACAGGCGCCCGATGGCGACTACGATGTGATCGCGCGCGGCGCTACCTCCTTAATGGCCAAGGAGCTTCGCGGCATGCAGGCTGATAGTCTCGTCCAGACGCTCAAGCCCGAACAGATGATCCACGTGGACGAGCGTAAGCTCACCGAAGCCCAGGTCAAGGCCAGGGACATGGACGACATCCTGGTGACCGAGGACGAGGCTGGTCGGCGTCAGCAGAGTCAGGCCCAGGCGAACCAGGAGCAACAGGATCAGCAGAGCAAGCTCATGGAGGCTAATCTTCGCAAGATTCTGTCCGACGCGTTCAAGAACATCGCTCAGGGTCAGAAGAACACCGCCAATGCCGATGCGGCATTGGTGGACACGGCGCTGGGCATCTTAGAGAAGGGCATGCAAGATGAGCTTACAGGAACTGCTGCCGCTGGCGCTCCCATCTCTACCGGGCCCGCACCAACCCTCCCAGGTGCGCCAGCAGGAGGTGGACTTGCTGCGGCGCTTGCAGCAGGCGCGCTCGGTCCCAGAGTTAATGGTGGTGCGCCAGCTCTTGCTGGTCCGCCTGGGGTTATGCCAGACCAAGCTGGTCAAGGCATCCCTCAGTGATGTACCTTTGCTGCAGGGTGAGGCGCGTACGCTCGAGAAGCTTCTGACTGATCTATCCAGTGAACGCATTACACCTGAGTAGGTGACCCATGGCAAAAACCGCGCGTGCTGCAACTTCCGCTGCCGAGCCGGCACCTACTGCAGTTCCCGCTGCCGAGCCAGCTCCCGCTCCGGTGCCGGAGACGTCAGCGGCTGAGCCTACGCCGGTTGCTCCTGATCCGTTTGCTGCGGCGTTCACTGAAGCCGTGGCTGCCGAGGTGGAGGCTGCTGCCCCCAAGAAGCCCGTGCCTGCCCCGGCACCAACGGCGCCTGCGCCTAAGCCAGACGAGCTTCCGGCAGGGAAGCCGGCGGCGATCCCGGAGTCACCTACGCCTGCAGGGCCGGATCAGCAGCCGCATCCGGGGCCCCGGGAGCAACCGCAGCCACAGCCGCAGAATCTGCCGCCTCAGCCTCAGCCTCAGCCTCAGCCCCAGGCGTATCAGGCTGCGCCCGAGCCCCCGCTGTTCAACGGGGAGGAAGTGACCCAGCTGCAGGGTTTTTACACTGAGTGGCCCGATGTCGCCCGTGCCACCGAGACGATGATCAGGGGCATGCTGACTCAAACAGCGCGACGCATGTACCAGGATATGGCGGCGTCATTGGCGCCCTACCTGCAGACCATAGACACTTTGGCAGACCGGTCCCAGCTGTCCGAGCTACAAAATCAGGTCACCGATTACGACACCGTGGCGACTCAGCTAACCACCTGGGCGGCCCAACAACCTACGTATTTGCGCTCAGCTTATGAGCATGTTATCAAATCAGGAACAGCTTCTGAGGTTGTCGATTTGATCAACCGGTACAAAGCCGATACACAGTCTACCCAGTCTGCCGCGTCCGTGGCAGGTCAACCGGCGCCAGTGGCTTCCCCGGCCGTAGCTCCGTCACCGGCGCCGGCACCAGCACCCGTCAATCCTGCTCTGGCTCAAGCCGCCGCGCGTCTTGCGCCTGTTGCCACCAAGCGAACCAACGTGGTTGCTCCGCCACAGGACTTTGATTCAGCGTTCGCGGAGTTCGCCAAGGCGAGCTAGGAGCTAGAAACTGAGCGGGCCGAGCGGCGTTGCCTACGCCGGATCGGCCCTGACCACAACCGAGAGGGAACCTCGATCATGGCTGATGAACAGGTAACGCTTGACCAGAGGACGTTGCAAGAGTGGTTGGCGTATGATTCAGAGACCGGATATTTCACGTGGAATAGGTCACGGGATCGGGGCAAGGTGATGAAGGGACGACGGGCAGGGTGCCTGCATCCTGATGGTTATTACAAGATTAGGTTGTTCGATAAGATGTACCGGTGTTCGCGACTTGCTGTATTGTGGGTGACTGGGGAGATGCCTGAGTTCGTCGATCATATTGACCGTAACCGGGCGAACGACCGGTGGAGCAACTTGTGGGTCTGCACAAGATCGCAGAATCAGTACAATCGGACGAAGCAGAGTAATAACAAATCAGGATTTAAGGGCGTGTTCTGGAATACGCAGCGGCAGAAGTGGCAAGCTAAGATTGGTTATCAACGCCGGTACAAGCACCTTGGATTTTTTGACGATCCTGAAGAAGCCAGCATGACGTATAGGCGCGCGGCCGAACGACTGCATGCGGAGTTCGTTTGCGCAACCTAAAGGGGAGATAAGTTATGGTTGCTATCACGAGTTATGGAGATATATCTCCCGCGGTGGCTGCATACTCAGTAGTACGTATGCTGAAACGGGCAATGCCCTACCTTCACATAGAGAAATTCGGCCAAACCTACCCCCTCCCCACCAACAGCACGCAGACCGCCAAGTTCAGAAGATACTTCCTGCAAGGTGCGACTGGCACGGCCGGCCCGAATGCTGGCGGCACCAACGGCGCTGGGCAACCTTTTTATATCCCCCTGGCCTTGACGCCCCTGGTCGAGGGCGTGACGCCTTCGGGGTCCATGCTGGCGAATCAAGATTATACGGTACAGCTCTACCAGTATGGCGATTATGTCACTATTACCGATGTGATTGAGGACACCCACACCGACCCAGTGCTCCAGCAGGCTACTGATATTCTTGGCGAGCAGGCGGCAGTAACGCTGGAGACCCTACGGTTTAACGTGCTCAAGGCGGGCACCAACGTCTGGTATCAGAACCTGGTTGCGGGGCGAGCGAACGTCGCCGGTGCGCTCAGTCTGACTGACCAGCGCCGGGTGACGACAGGGCTCAACCGTCAGAACGCCAAGAAGATTTCCCAGGTTGTGGCGTCTAATCCGGACTTCCAGACCAAGTCGGTGGAAGCCGCGTACTTCGCTCTCGTTCATCCCGATTTGGAAACCGATATCCGCAACATGACCGGGTTCATCCCGGTGGCGAGCTACGGGCCTCATACAAGTCCTTTCGAGGGTGAGATCGGCTCGATCGAGCAAGTTCGATATCTCAGTTCGACGGTAGTCGCACCGTTCTCTAATGCGGGCGCTGCGACCTCCGGTGCGACGACATATCGTTCGACCGGCGGGGTTAACTGGGATGTGTATCCCGTCCTGTACTTCGGCCGCGATGCCTTTGGTTTGGTGCCGCTCAAGGGCAAGTCTTCAATGACTCCATTGGTGGTCAATCCTAAACCTGCACCTGGTGATCCTTTGGCCCAACGCGGAACGTGTGGATGGAAGCTATATACGGGCACTGTGATCTTGCAGGACGCATTCATGGCTCGCTTGGAGGTGTGCGCTACCGCTTAAGGCACTATCGAAAGTGAACTCATTGTAGTACGTTCCCTGCGTTTGTCAAGTGTAACCAAACAGGGGATGTGCTATGTCGGGGTTACACGCTGACCGTGTGCGTGAGGTGTTGGATTATGATTTGGAGACTGGGCAGTTCACCTGGCGGGTGAAACGTACGCGGGTAAGAGTTGGCGATACGGCAGGGTACTTTGATAATGGGCACCGCAAGATTAGGATCGACGGGGCAAACTACCATGCATCCAGGCTGGCGTTCTTGTGGATGACTGGAGAGTGGCCGTCAGGCGAGGTTGATCATATCGACCACAATACGAAGAACAACCGTTGGAGCAATCTTCGTAAAGCCACTCGACCGGAGAATCAACGAAACCGCACGGTGCGTGAGGATAGTAGCACAGGCTTCAAGGGTGTAAGGTTTCAGCGATCGGCGCATGGTAATCGGTGTGGGTACTACGTGGCGCAGATCGGTGTAGACGGAAAGCGGATTTATCTGGGTAGCTTCAAGACCGCGCAAGAGGCGCATGCAGCTTATGTAAAGGCAGCAGCCGAGCATCACGGCGATTTCGCGAGAACCTGAGAGGTAGCTTCAAGTGGCCAATCAGCATCCTGCACAACCTACGCACCCGGCGCAACCTACACACCCAGGGCAACCTACGCAGCCCGGGCAGCCCAGAGATGTCCCGCAGAGAGCTAATCCTGCAAATGCGCAGTATATGATCAGCATTACACCTGAGCAGTACGAGAGCCAGCTCAAGCAAGCACAAGTGTCCAGAGATGTGGCCCCTCGTCAGCAGATGGAGCTGGGTGGGGAGGGGACTGTCAAGGCGCAATTCAAGGATGCATTCGGTGGCGATGTGAAACTGACGACTGCCGAGTGGTCTGCGACTGGTCCTGTGACAGTGACGGCGGACGAGAAAGATCCGACGAGCGCTAAAATATTCGCGTACGGGCCTGGGCTTGCGTCTATCAAGGTGGACGCGCATGGCGACGTTGGTTCGACGCAGGCGTCTATTGAGGTGATGGTGATCGCGAAGGGTGCGCCAGCCGAGGGTAAGATCGAGCTTTCGGTTCGGCCTGCGACAGACGAGGGTAGACGTAGGGCGGCTCCGTCTGGACAGATTTTGCCTGTGCCTGTGCCTGCGCCGGCTCCGCCGCTTCCGCATGTGCAGACCGTTCCACCTGCACAGACCTTGTCTCAGCCTTCGCCGCAGCCGCAGCCACGGGACGAGGACAAGGCGAAATCAGCACAGCACTCGTAGGAGTCTCCCATGCCGACACAAGTAGTCGACACTTCACTGCATCTCGCTGCGTTTCCGTCGGGCTACACCGGGCCAGGGAACCTGATCGGCAACTGCGTGAACTCTGGTGGTGAGGCGTGCGACGTCTACGGGTTTTTTACCTCGTCGACTGGTAACGCGGTGCAGATTAACGTCGGCTTTCAGGCGTTGCAGGTCGATATCATGGACGTTACTGGCGCACTGATGTGGCATTGGCAATGGGGTATGCCGGCCAGTAACAGCGTCAAGGTAACATTGGGGACGATTGCTGGTGTGCTCGACACCACGAGCGCCATCACGGTGGTCACTGACGTGGCCGGTAATTCCACGGTGACCTTGTCGACCGGGTTGTGTGGCAACGCCAAGAATATCTGTTACCATATCATGGGCTGACCTAATGGCTATTGCTGGTACGACCGAGACTGCAATCTTACAGCTGGTCTATAATGCGACAGCTTGGGCGAATTATGCGGACAACGCAGCTAGCTCACCGCAGACAAACACTTCTGTTGCTCTACATACGGCTGATCCGGGTACGAGTGGCACGCAGTCGACCAGCGAGGTCGCCTATACGAGCTACGCGCGCGCCAGTGTGGCGCGTACGACGGGTGGCTGGACAATCAGCGGGACGGGGCCGGCGAATTGCTCACCAGTATCCAACATCACTTTCCCGGCGGGGACTGGCGGCACTGGGACGGTAACCAATTTCAGCACAGGTAAGACTGGGGGTGGCGCGACGGCGATACTTTGGAGTGGAACTGTAACTCCGAACATAAGTTGTGGTAGCGGGGTGACTCCGGTGTTGACGACCGCCACGACCATAACTTTATCATAGATATCAATAACTTAGCTAGAAGTAGCGGTGGTCTTGTAATGGCTACCAGTTCTGCCTATAATGTTTGGCGTAGTAGCAAAACATTAGAGGTATTGGGCATGGCTTATCGAAAGAGCGATGATCTCGATCAGAGAATCGTGGACTTGTACGTAGAGCTAAAAGACGGAAACAAGGTTGCTAAGGAGCTTGGGTTTAATGACAGAACTGTCTACCGAGTTCTCGCTCAGAGAGGTGTGGACACAAGGGCATTTCGTAGTGGCCATCTTCTGAAATTTAAGGGGGAATCGCTAGGAAAGCTGATCGAAGAATATGAGGGTGGGTGCTCGACTGCTGATCTCGCTACGAAATATTCCTGTGCGCGAATTACAATTCTGGATGCGCTTGCAAGGGCTGGAGTTGAGATACGTGGCCCCAAGCCACGTATGACTGACGAGGAAAAACTTAAGGTGATTGAGCTTTATAAAAGCGGATTAAATTTCAAAGAGGTCGCGGTAGCAGCGGGTAGGAGTGAGGGAACGGTTATGCAGCTGATTCATAAGCACCCTGAGATTGTTAGGCCGAATGGGCCAGGACCACGTAGCCCGACTTGGGGTGGTGGGAAATTTACTCATAGAGGCTATGTTTATGCTTGGGTTTCTGACGATGATCCGATGGTATCAATGCGCGGGACTAGGTCGCATGTTCTAGAACATCGCCTTGTCCTCGCTCGCAAACTTGGTCGTCCGCTTCTAGTATCGGAAACCGTACATCACATCGATGGCGACAAAGTCAACAACGCGCCAGAGAACTTAGAGCTACGTCAAGGCAAGCATGGTAAGCACGTCGTCATGTGCTGCCTCGATTGTGGATCGAGGAACATCGGTCACGTGGCGTTGTCATGAACCATGCGGCTGAATTCCGACGATGTCTGATTGAACTCGATATTGTCGGGATTTGCGATCTGTGGTTTCACGTATCGCCGCGTCTACCTCAGCCTAAGAACAACGACGAAGCGCTGGCGACGATGCACTACGCGCGTACGCAGGCTGGGTCGATTCCGGTCAAGCTGCGTTGCTACTCTCATGCTTGGTTGTGCGAGCGTGGGTTGCCGTCTGGGTTGCCGGATTGGATGAAGCCGAAGGCAGCGCGGCTCTACCCACACAGCGTGAACGCTGTGGGTGTCGCCGTGAAAGCGATGTCGGCAGCGAGCGAGCCATTGGCACGTGCGATCGAGAAGGCGATGTCGAACGCGGTGATGGGATGCTACGCGGACGGCGTCACTGATTCCGATATTATCAAAGCACGAATGGACGCGGCCCGTCTGCGGGTGTGAGCTATGGCGCTCACTCAGTTGCTCAGCGCAGCGCGTGCAGGACTTGGATCGGCCGTCGTTGCTGATGCAGGGTCAGGCCATACCCAAATTCTATCTGGTGTTGGTGCTGCGTCTCAGACGGCGGCGCCTGCCAATGTTGGCGTGGCTTCTGGTACTGGTGCTGCTGCAGCTGTTGGCGCTCCAGTAGCAACAGCGATCGCCGCAGCGGCGGGCGTTGGCGCAGCATCTGGAGTCGGGGTTGCGCAGGCGGGAGCGGTTGGTGTTGCGACTGGTGCTGGTCTCGGGTCGGGACAGGCTATAGCAACCGTTATGGGGGTTGCTAACGCCGCCGGGGTAGGTGCGGCGTCTAGCAGTGGACTCAGCACGAAAAATGCAATTGGTGTCGCTGCGGGTACGGGGGCGGCGTCCGGGAGGGGGATCGGGATCCGGTTTGGCGTCGGCCATGCTACGGGTACGGGTGTTGCGTTAGGTTCAGCCACTGCACCTGGTAAGCCAAAACAGGTCAAGGGCGCAGCGGCGGGGGTTGGGGCGGCTCGTGCCACCGGCATTCGTGGATCGGCGGGTTTTGCGACATCTACCGGAGCGGGCTCAGCCAATGGCGCAGCTCGAGCGTTTGTCGAGGTAGACGCGGCAGGTCATGCATTAGGTGCTGGTGGTGCCAGTGCAGCCTCTGCGGCAGGCGCGGCTGGTTTTGCGTCGGCTTTTGGTGATGCTGCGGCGATCTACGCTATTGAGATCGACTCACAGGGTGCTGCGGTTGGTGGTGGCAATGCCGTTGCCGCTGTTCCTGAGGTGGGGAGTGGCGTCTCAACGTCGAGTGGCGATGCGACTGCTATCTCTGGGGCGTTGAACGCTAGTGTTGGCGTGAGCGCCGGGGTCGGAAATGCTATTGGTGCAGCTTTTGGCGCTGTTATCGCACAAGCTGGTGGGGTCGGCGCAGCGTCAGCTGTCGGTAGTGTGGTTGCTCAGGCTGCTGGCGCATCTGCTGGTGCAGGCGTTGTATCTGGCAGCATTGGCTTTTTTGGACAGGCCCCCAGCACTGGTGATGCGGCTGCGATCAGTTCGACATCAGGACAGTACTTTTCGTTCGGGCAGGCTAACGGCGTCGGGCGCGCATTTGGACAGCCGCCATACACTGCGCTCTCGTATGGGTCGGCGGCTGGTGTCGGCGCCGCATATGGCAGCGCTTCGTTGCCTAAACAGATCATCTCGCTGTATGGGCGTCGTAGCGGTATGATGCTCCAGGGGAGTGGCTCGCAGTCTGGTGGCTATAGTCGACGCTTGGTAAGGTCGCTGGGAAGGATTTGACTGATGAACAGCATACGCATCGAGCGGGCGGAAAATGGTTATGTTGTATGCATGGACGATCCGGCGATCGTCGCCAAGAACCGTAAATCTGACGGTGGCCCTCAGCCCTATGTGGACCCGGAACGACAGTACGTCTTTGATGATGTGGCCGGTGTTGTTGCGTTTCTCACCAAGAATCTCGACAAGATTGCACCGAGCAAGGACGACTACGCGAGTAGTTTCGATGCGGCGATCAAAGAGGACGATGAAGAGGATGAAGACGAATGAGCACGATGCTTCCTGAGGATGACGAGCTGGTAAGCTCGGCGCGTAATGCGCGGTCTAAATTATCTGATGCGCCACCTGCGTCACCGGCGCCACCTGTGTCACCGGCGTCACCTGCGCCACCTGTGCCGGCTCCAGTGAAGACCGTTTTGCGGGTCAAGGTTGTCCTGGAGGAAGACGCCGCGATCCCGCCGACCGGGCTCTTTATCTCGGCTAATGGCAAACCGTACTTGTTGATGGCGGGCGCTGAAGCGCAGGTGCCGCCGGAGGTGATAAGTGTCTTGAACGATGCGGTGACCTCGGTGCCAGTCATAGATCCGCAAACGCAACGTGTTACGGGATATCGTGAGCGGCTTAGATTCCCGTACCGGAGAATCGATAGGTGATCTATGCAAACCAGCGAGTTGTTGAGCGAGCTGCGGCATCATATGCTTCGGGATGTTTCTGACCAGGTTGCCGGCGCTTCGGATTATCTATGGTCTGATAATGGCCTGATTCGTTACATCAACGAGGGACAGATCAGGTTTGCTCGGCAAACCAAGTGCATCCGTGATGCGGTAACGCCGCAGGTTTGTCAGTTTACGACTGTGTCTAATCAGGCGTTTTATGTGCTTGATCCTCACGTTATCAGCGTACTGTCTATTAGAATGGCAGGCGATACAGCTGATATGGCTAGAGCTGGGCATAGTGACCTTGATACTTATCGTCAGCCAGATACTTACTTCTTTGATCCTGGCCAGCTTTCGAGCATGCCACCGGGCAAGCCGGTGGCGTGGTCGACGGACGAAGGCGTAATCCAGGATACGGGTGGCTCGTATACGGCGATCCAGCTACGGCTTTATCCTATACCTTTAGCTCCCTACGACGGTATTACTGGCAACATGCGGGTGGCGCGTTTGCCGCTTACTTCATTGAGCATCAGTGCGCCGGACGGTGTTCCTGAAATCCCGGAAGAGCACCATTTCGATATCCTCAATTGGGCTGCCTACCTGGCGCTTCGTGGGGTTGATCTCGATGTCGCTGGGGGTGGCGCCTGGGATCGCGCCAAGGAGTTTCGCTCTGCGTTCGACGATGCGGTCAACGACATGAAACGGGACGCGCAGTCTAAGATGTTTCGCCCGCTGCAGTTTGGATTCGGTCGCCACGGATTCTCGTACGAAAGGTATTAAGATGCAGGAAAACGTTACCAGACGTTTCTCCAGTTGGAGGTACTGATATGGCGCCGCTCAGACGTGGCATAGCGCACTATGCCGAGGGTGATCCAGATACGACGTCTTCTGTTCGACAGCCGTATCTCGTACCTGGATCAGGTGGCCCGCCCGATATGGCAACTGCGATTGCGCGCGGTCTTGGCGCGTTGACGACGCAGATGCAGGCTAGTCCAACAGCAAACCTGCCTCCAGAACGGGGGCTTCTTGGAGAGCTGCCGTCGACTATCCGTGATTATTTGTACGCGCATGGTCCGGCCGGCCGGGCTGGGATTCCCCGCCCAGCGGCGCCTGCAGCGCCTGCAGCGTCAGACGTAACGCCTGCAGCGCCAGACGTAACGCCTGCAGCGCCAGACGGGCGTAGCGCTTTTAGCCAGCTGTCGCATGGTCAGTTCACTGAGGCCCAGCAAAATCCTGCGGGGTCACCAGCGACTCACGCGTTGGCCAGGTTCGCGGATTTTCTCGACAAGTCTCATAGGGTAGGTAACCTCGGCACGGCGCCATCACCTCATGAGAAGCTGATGAATGTTTTTGCTGGTGATGACAGATCAACGGCGGATATCGCGCAGCGGGAAGGGCTGGCGCGGGAGTATCAGAATCCGGCATTGCGGCAGCATCTTTTTAATAATCCAGACGAATTGACGATGGCTGAAAGGGACCCGGCTGGATATCTAGGGACTTTCAAGACACTTATGGGAAAGGCGCAGCAAGTTCAGGCGGCGGTGCAGAGTGATCCAAATGCACATCGCGATGATCATCATAAAATCATAGATGGTGTGCTCAGGACGGGTGAAAGTCCATCGCAGGTGAATGCCGCAGTGGCGCCTCATCGGCTCACGGCTGACGAGTTTGTCAATGCTACGAGGGGTCTGACGTGGCAGGGTCTGGAGATGTTATATGGCCCTCGAATCAGGGCCAACGCAGACCCGAAAAATGTCATGGCGCAGACGTTCTTTAAGACATCAACTAAAGAGTATGAGGATGTTAATAATCAGCTTAGTGATATGTTTGCAAAGACGACCCCTGCACAGAGGGCGTCCGGGTGGTGGTCTGGAAAATCTGAATACGATAAATTGGTAGAAAGACGTGATGCGTTGAGGAAAGCTCTAATGAGTTCGATAGGCGAATATATTGGCGCAGCTGCGAAGATGCCTGGTGTGCAATAGGTGAAGAACGATGCCCGAGGGTCTTCCTTCATTCTCTGACTATGTGCTCGGGTCATCGCCCATGTCGCAATGGCCGTCGATTCAGCCGGCATTCCAGCCGCCGGTGCCGTCGCGGCCAGCGCCGCCGCCTGAGGTTCCGGCGACTGGCACTGGCGACTGGTTTACCTCCGGCATCATGTCTGGCTTCCATGGGGCGATCTCGGAAGGTGCGCGGGCGCTCCAGGCCGTGGCTCAGGGGACGGGTGCTTCTGGTGCGGCGCAGTCTCTTTCTGATTTTGCTGAAGAGCACCACGCTCGTGCGCAGTCGTATGCGCGTCCTGACTTAGAGGCTAGTCCATGGTCGCCTGCTGGGATTGCCTACCAGGTTGCGCGTATGGCCCCGATGGGGCTTGCCGCTTTTGGTGGAGGCGCGCTCGCGGCAGCGACAGCGCCCGAGGCTGCAGCTGGGGCTAGCGCTGCGGCTATCGCTGCAGCGGCAAGAGCCGCAGCCACGCGTGGCCTGGCGGGTGCCGCCACGACGATGTACCTCCCTGCGGCTGGTGCGAATGTTGAACGGGAGATCAGTGAAACTGGCGAGCTTAAGCATCCAGGCACGGCTCTGGCGCTTGGGGTGCCGGAAGCGGTCGTGCAGGGGTATTTGCCGGCGAAGTTGGAATCACTTTTCGGAAAAGGGATTTTGCGAGGAATCGCTCATTCTGCAGCGGCGCAAGGTGTTGCCGGAGGGGCAACCGAAGCTATGACCCAGTTGCTGGGTGATCCGGATCGCAGTATGGCGGATCGAGCGTCTGCCGTTACACAGCAGGCTCTGAGTGGCGGGGTGATTGGTGGGATCATCGGTGGAGCGTTTGGCGGTCTTCATGCGCTTGCCGGTAAACCGGCGCAGAGCATCAGGACTGAAGATCTTGGTAAGTCGGTCGATCAGGCGCTTGAACCGCCTGCGCAACCTGACCGGCCCGGTCCTGTGCCGTTCACACCGTCAGAACCTCCGGCGGGCGCGCCATCTGCTGAGCCAGAGCTGCCGCAGCGTCTTCCACTCCGGCCGATTCCAGGAGGTCCTGAACCTCCCGGACGAGGGGCTCCTTCGTTGCAGGAGATGCCGTCTGCTGAGTTATCGGCGCGGCTGGATAGTGTGCAAGGGCATTTGAAGAGTAACCCGCAAGACGCTACAGCGCAGCGGGCTTTTGAGCTGTTAGGGGAAGAGGCTAAGCGACGAACGGAACCTGTGGCGCCTGCTGAACCTGGGGCTACGCTAGCGCCACCTGCACCGGAGGTGGCGCCTCGTGAAGAACCTGTACCTGCTCCTGGTGAGCTTCCTCCTGCTGTGGCTGAGCAACTGCCCGGTCCTGTACCTGTTCCTGGTGAGCCTCCTGCTGTGGCTGGCGCTCCTGGTGAGCCTCTGGTTGCTGTGGCGCCTGCTGCAGAACCTCCGCCATACGTGATCGATTTCACCAAGGGCAGGATTAAAGAGGCTACAGCGGAATACGAGAAAGTAACGCCTGAGGCGCAGGCGGAAATGGTGCAGCCGCTGATCGATCAGATTATTGAACGGGGAGGTAAACCGACAAAGCCGCAGGAAAAATGGATCAAGGCGCTTGGGCTCGATATTCTGGACAAGGATACAGGTTATCTTAAAAGCAAGCTGGTTCCGGAGCGGCCGGTTGAGGAGCCGCCGGGGGTTACCGCTGAGCCTCCTGCTGAGCCTACTACACCTGCGGAGAAACGTGCCGCGGTGCTCGGTGATGTCGCAAAGCAGGCAAGCACGCTTCCGGAGTCCCCCGCCAAGGCTCAGCTCCTGGATAAGGTGGAGCAAATAACCAACCGATTACCGGGCGCTGAACGTAATCCTGGTTTTGCCAAGATGGTTGATAAGGAGCTAGCGGAGTTGAGTACGACGGCCGAAAAGCTTTCCCAACCGCCTGCAGACCAGGTGGCGCCCCCGGACCTGGCGCCGTCGCCGCGCGCTGAGGCGGTGCCGGCGCCAACAGGTGATCTCGACGCCAAGCTGACAGACGCACAGAAAGCGCTGGATAGTTTACGTAAGACGCTAGGGAATCGCCCGGAGGCGGTTGCGGCGATCGAGCAGCACGAAAACTGGCTGAAGGCTGTTCGTGATGAAGATTTACAAAAAGCTCTGGCAGAGAACCCTGAGGCCAATCCTGAGGCGGACAATCTTGGAGGTTTGAGACAACTCAGTAAGTCAACGCGAGACGAGGTCAATGCGTATCTGACGCAGCATGAATCAGTGCTTCAGTCGCTTCGGGCTGATGGTGGATACGCCAGGGCTATTACCTCACGGGATGGGCTGCCGGTGACGCAGCTGGACGCGGACGTGACGGACCTGCATCAGCGTGGCGTCACGCTTGTTGATACCATGGCTCATGTTGCCGAGCAGCATCCCGATGCAGCGATGGCCGAGATCGCGTTGCGATTGGCCGAGGAGGTACCAAAAGATATTACCACTACTTATAGACCAGAAGTGACGCACGAGGAGGGCAGGTTCTTTCCGAGACAGAAATCCTCTGAACTATACAACGCCGCTGATGCTACGCAGACCGCCATGCACGAGGCGGTGCATGCCGTGACGCACAAGGGTATCGACGATCCGAATAGCGTGCCAGGCCGGAAAATACGCGACATCTATGATCAGCTCAAGGATCGGGATGCTCTACCCAAAGGTCTCACGGATGCGCACGAGTTGACGGCCGAGGCGTATACCAACCCGGTTACCAGGGATTGGCTGCGATCGCAGATCGTGAAGGGCACAAGTTTCTGGGATCGGTTTGTTGACGCCGTGCGTGGGATGCTTGGTATTCCTCCGCGGCTGTTCAATGCGCTTGATCGCATCATGTCGCATGGCGACGATCTGATGAAAGAACAGCAGCAGTATGCGAATAGTTGGGTAGGGCCAGATAGCTATGCCCGTGTGTTGGGCAACGCAATGTCGTCCGTATCCAACAATGCTGATCAAGGTCTTGGTTCGATATTGCGAAAAGCTTGGCTTAATTTTAACGATACTGCCGGTAAATACGGATTAGGATGGGCCACTGATTTTCGTATCGGTCAATTGCAAGGCCGCATAATTCCGTCGATGCAGCCTTATGTCGAGGCCACTGGACCGCGACAACAGGCGCGCAAGGAAGCCATAGGAATGCTCGGCCAGACTGCTGAGCAAGTGTCGAATGCACTTCCTGTAGAGGAACGTGACCTTGTGAATAAGGTCATGCGTGAGTCGAACGGGTATGGCGTGGACCCGCAACGACCTCTTAGCGCGCAGCCTGATCTTCATAATGACCCTGATCGGGTCAATAGGCTTGCAAGTGTCACGGCTGATTATAATCAACTTAGCCCGGAGGGCAAAAAGGCTTTTGAGTTTCAGCGTGCAACCTCGTCATCGCACTATCTCATGACGCTGGTAGATGATATGCAGCAGGTGGAGCGTACGCTTTCTGGTGGGCTAGCCCAGGATAGGTTTGACGATTTTACCAATCGCACCGGTTTGTACACGCGCCCGGATAAGGCTGAGGGGTTTTGGAAGCAGGCATTTACTGACGAGCAGACAGCGTTGACCGATCGTCGTAATGCGCTATCTGGCGATCGAGCGAACATAGATACGCAGCTAGCAGCAAAGCCGCCTCCACCTCCTGACCAGGTGAAAGAGCTGACCAAGCAACGCGATGCTTTGCAGGGTAACGTTGATGCCATCGACGATGTTCTGAAGGACACGCTATCAAAGCGGGATACTGCAGCGAAGGCACCGCATTTTCATCAGGGGCGGAATGGCGATTTCTTTGTCCTGAACAAATTGTTTACCGATCCTGATGGTACGGTGAACCAGCAAAAACTAACTCAGTTTGCTGATCGCCTAGAAAAGACATTTCCCGGTGTAACGATCCTGGAAGGGAGTCAGAACGACACGGCTTACATGCGCGTCAAAAGCGCCGGCCAGATGGACATGCTGTTCAAGGCGATAAAGCAAGCGCAAGCCGATGGTCTTATATCACCTACGGGCGCGGCGCGTGGCGAGGTGACCGATCCACATATTTTCAACGCGCTTGCTTCACCTGCCATGTTGCGAAAGGTCGTTGAGCAGATGCGGTCACTTCGTGGAGAGGCTCCGGCAGGAGCTACTTCAGAGACTATAGATGCGCTGAACAAAGCGGATACTAACCGGGAGCGTGATCTGCGACGTATTCTGTTGAATACGATGCAGGAAAATTCGATGGGCCGATTGATGGCGCAACGGCATAATGTGCCGGGCTACAATGCCGACATGATACGCGAGGCGGCGAATGCGTCGAAGATCATGGCGAACAGTCTCGCACGTACAACGTTGGCGCCAGAGGTTGGTGAGCTACAAGCTAAAATGCGGGATGAGCTTACGGCGCTCAAAGAAAATCCGGATATCTCATCTGATGCTTTGCTAGGTGCTTCGCGGGCTGTATCTGAGCTGCTGATAAGAGACGGGAACAAGCAGTCCTATGCATCGCCAACTCCCTTTGATGCGCTCCGTCGCTTCTCGCATACCGCGAGTGTCGGCTCATCGCCGATATATCCGCTGACTTTGGCGTCGCAGAATTTAACAACAACTCTTCCAGAGTTCCTTAAATTGCACAGCCCTGTTGCGAGTATGCGAGCGATGGCTGGTGCTGCGCCAGATGCCTGGAAATTACTCGCGGCGGTTATGAAAACTCCCAACTGGGATAAGGCCGGGATCACGGATGACGCTATAGCGAATTCTGGTCTGAGTGCGGAGAGGCAAGCTCAAGCTAGGGCGATGATAGCTGGGGGTAGCTTGCAGCAAGTTTATTCGGCCGAGATGACTGATCATTCGCCAATGCAAGTTGGACACAACAGCACGGGGCTGAAGTTGGCGAATGCGATGGGTTTCTATTCTGAGCAGCTTCCTCGGTTGCTTGCAGGCTTTGCTGCGCACGATCTTTATGATTCAGGGAAACGCCCGACCTCAGTGAACTACAGGGACATGACGGCTGAGCAGTATGCCAATCATGTGATGGATCAAACCCAAGGTACCTGGGGTGCAGGCACTCCGCGGCAGCTGACGACTGGTGGTATGTTCGGTACCTATTCGCCGGTATTCAACCAGTTCATGAACTGGTCGACACAAATGACCGGTAAGATGTACCAGGAGCTTAGGGACTCGTTTAAGGGCGATAAAGATACAAGAAGCGAAGCGCAGCGGTGGTTGCTCGCGCACGCGGGAGCAACGACGATGCTGGCGGGTGTGCTGGGATTACCGGCGCTATCCGTGATGTCCTCGGTCTACGATCGACTGATGAATTGGGTTACCAACCGGGATGATCATGATCTGACGGCTTCGACCCGAACTTTTCTGGCAGACACCTTTGGTAAGGATATGGGCGAGGTTATCGCGCGCGGGTTGCCACGTGCGATTGGAGTGGACTTTGGGCATTGGGGTGAGGCGACGACGGTGCCAGGATCGTCGACCATCAATATGCTGCTTGAGAAGCGTAAGTTCGATGATGCGTGGCGCGACTGGGCCAAGTCGATGACTGGCGCAGGAGTTGGTAACATTCCCAGGATCGTCTTAGGGATACGCGATATCAGCAATGGCGATTATCTCAATGGGTTAATCCGCATGTCGCCAGAGATTTTGAAAGCGCCATCAGAGGCTTTCCGGCTTGCTGAGCATGGATTTGTCAACCATCTGGATGGGACGACGCTGCCGATCGGCGGGCCGGGCGGTCGCGCTTCAACCATGGACGTCATGTTGACGGCGCTTGGGATCAAGCCAGAGAAGCAAGCTGAGTATGAGGAAGTAGCTCGGGAGGAGTTTGGGCTGCGGACTATGCGGCAGTTAAGCCATGCGAACATCTCTCAGCATTTGCAGAACGCATGGATGCAGCACGACACAGGGATGTTCCACAATTGGATGATCGAAGCGCAGAAGTGGCAAGTAGACCACCCAGGTCTGATGCCTCCACAAGCTACTTTTGGGCGGGCGCTCGATAACCACATACGTCAGTCCGCGATGGCGCGTGGCATGGGGCTGCCACTTGGAGTACAGCCACGGGATATTGCTGGTCGCGGGATGCTTCAGTACGGCAACATACGACCGGTGCAGTGATGGCGCAGAACCAATTTCTTCGACAAGCTCAGAACGCCCCGTTGCCGGCGCCTCCCGAGGTCGGTAAGGTCTTGAGCAGCTGGGACGGCCTGAAGAATACCCTTCAGCCCGAGAGACTTAGCGATAAAGATTTGGTACGTGCCAGGAATATCGTCCTAGATGACAGCGGACAGCCGTCACGACGGCGCGGCTACACGTTAAAGCTTCCCGGTAACGTGCATTCCCTGTTCACGAGCTACCAGGGTACAGTCCTGGGTGTAATCAACTCAGAGCTGAGCATCATCAATCCTGATTATTCCGTTCAGCCGCTGGCGTTCATCGGCACAGACCCGGCGGCCGGTATGCTGCCGCTGGCTTACGCTCAGGTGGGTGACCTGGTCTACTACGTGGGTGAGGTCGATCGCGGTGTGGTGGACATTCCTGGGCGTAGCTGGGTCCCGTGGGGTGACCCGGGAGATCTCTGGCTCTCCCCGGTGGTCAACCCGACCGAGACGCTCCCACCGGTCGCCGGGCGGCTCCTGAAGCAGCCGCCGAACGCGACTTGCATGACCTACTTCAATGGCCGGCTTTATCTCGGTCAGGGCCCCACGCTGTGGGCGACCGAGCTTTATCTTTACAATTTCGTTGACGCGACGTCCGGATACAAGCTGTTCGAAGCCGACATCACCATGCTCGGGACGGTGGCTGATGGGGTTTACGTGGGGACGAAAGGGGGAGCGTGGTTTTTGTCTGGGCCGACTTTTGCCGAGATGAAGCGCACATGGGTCACAGACGCAGGAGTGATCCCCGGCTCTATGGTGTACCTCCCTGGTGAGCTTGCGAACTCACCTCAGGTGCCGCTCGTGGCGTCGACGCCGATCGCGTCGGCGATCATGTTCATGACGACCAAGGGTATCTGCATTGGACTCGATGGCGGCAAGACGACCAACATGACGGAGACCAAGTACGTTTTCCCGGATGCGGTCGGCGCCGCGGCGTTGTACCGCCGGCAAGATGGCGTGAACCAGTACATTGCCACATTGCAGAGCGGTGGCTCACCGACGCATACGGCGGCGATCGGGGATTATTTGGATGTCAAGATAGTACGCGGCTCGGGATTTCCAAACGGGAGACCATGATCAATGGACCGACCGACGATTGGTGACGGTGACTATGGTTCGCTGGTGCTCCTCGTGCAGGAATGCCTGGTGTGCGAGTCGTTGGATAGCTCGTTCGGTCCCGAGACCGAGAAGGCAGTGAAGAGGTTCCAGGATGACCATGATCTGGACAACGACGGTATCGTTGGGCCACAGACGTGGACCAAGCTCGCCGAGATCTTTGACTTGCCCCCCTATCCGGCGTCGATGCTCGAGCCGTTGCCGCCTGAGGTGATCGCCGAAATCGAGGAGGCTGCAGCTGGGAGCGACGCTGCTGATCTGCTCTGGGACGATCGTGGCACTGCACCGCTGGGCTATATCAAGGGCATGGCGCTGGCTTATGCCACGTGTGTCCGCAAGTTCGAGCGCGGCGATATGACGATGCACGAGATCGCCAAGGCAGAGACTGGTGATACTGACCACGACGCGCTCGCGCTCTACCGCAAGCAGTTTCAGAAGCTCGGCATGTCCAACGCCATCGCAGGACGGCGGGTTCTACGCCACGTTTTCGTGTTCCTGCTCGGACTCGGCATGCGAGAAAGTTCAGGCCAGCATTGCTGCGGGCGCGACCAGAGCGCCGAGAACGTCGAGAGTGAGACCTGCGAGGCTGGGCTGTTCCAGACCAGCTGGAACTACCACGTGTGCGCGACCGACGCCGAGACACTTTTTGACGAGTACTATCATGCGCTGGAGAGTGAGGAGCCTCAGTGCCAGCTAGCGGCGTTCGAGAAGGGCGTGAGCTGCAGCGGCGACGACTGGGAGAACTACGGCGGTGGCACAGGTGCGCAGTTCCAGGAGCTGTCCAAGATCTGCCCGGCCTTTGCGGTCGAGAGCGCCGCGGTGGGGATCAGGAACCTTCGCAAGCACTGGGGGCCTGTGGGTAGATTTGAAGTAGAAATTAGAACGGAAGCAGATGAATTATTTATGGCTGTCGAGGAGATATTAGCAGATTCTGTTACGACTGCGTGATCGGGCTTTTGCTGTTCTTTGAGTGTTGTTCATTTGCTCTAAATGTGTTGCCCATTTGCAGTTGGAGGGTTCGTAATGGCAGGTTGTTGCCTGATGAAGCGAATTGGCAGTTTGCCATTGCGTTCAAGCGTACCCGTCTGCTGGGACTTCACGGCGAGCAAGCTCTCATTGAGGTCGAACGCTTGCTGCAGAAGATGAGAGAAGCGCCCAGGCCGGGCTTGCTGCAACGTGCATCTGGTCAACCAGGGTAACGTTCATTGGAGTCGGGAAGTTCACAAACTTAGAGGGGATGATGGTGATTTCGCCGACGTTCTGGACGCTGATGGCCCCATCGGCAAGGACGGCCCGGACTTCGTACCGGTAAGTGGTTAGGACCAGTCCTGTCTGCTGGTCTGGGGTGATCTCGAATTGGTAGGCGCCTGTGGTGGGAGGTTGGAGGATCGTGCCAACTAAATCAAAGATCACCGAATTGCCCAGTGTCACGCGTAACTGTATGGTGGCGCCGGTGAGGTTGACGATGACGCCGTTGGCATCTCGGACATAGCCGGAGATGACCCAGGTCTCACCGATGTAGAAGGTACCGCTCTGCCAGATGCTCATGGTTCAACCATCTTAAGGAGTGATTTCAATGTTGCTTCCTCGTACGCAGCTGCTGGTCCCCGATCGGCGATTGCTGGTGCCTAAGGCCATCGTCCGTGGGCGTATCCTTGGAAAGATCATCCGGAATGCCCGAGTGATCGACGAGTTTGCGTGCGATAATATCGTTGTTAATCAGGGGCTTAACTACCTCTTGGGGGCTGCGCTCGGCGCCCAGTCAGTGGTGACTGCCTGGTACATCGGCCTGTTCTCCAACAATTATACCATTCTGGCGAGCGATACAGCGTCCAACATCGCGAGCGTTTCTGGTGAGGTGACGCAGTACACGGCCGGGGTCAGGCAGACCTGGGCCTCAGCGCCGCCATCCAGCCAGTCGATCACTAACTCGGCGTCTCAAGCATCGTATACGTTCAACGCATCTTTGACGGCCTATGGCGCCTTCTTGATCTCGTCCTCGGCGATCAACGGCACTAGTGGCACGCTCTTCGCTGGGGCGCAGTTTGGCTCGCCGAAAGCGGTCGTCAGCACTGATATTCTACAGTTGACCTACACCTTCACGGCAGCGTCCGCATAAGGAGGCTAGCATTTCGGACTGGTACATCTCGTCCGCAGCATGGACAGCGATCACGCAGTTTGCAGCGAGCCATGCCTACAGCATTGGCGATATCGTGCGGCCGCTCACAGCGCCAGCAGCCGGGCGCGAATACGCGTTTCGCTGCACGACGGCGGGCACCTCGTCGACCGAGCCGACTTGGCCAGCGGCCGACGGCGGTACGGTGACCACAGGCGGCGCGACTTTTACCAATGTCACCGGCCGCTCCACTTACGGTTGGAGCGCGGCGGGAGGAACGGTCTACCTGCTCACGGCGCAGGCCGCGTCCTCGCGCTCGCTGGCCGCGGGCGACCGGGTGTTCGTGTCGAGCGACCACAGCGAGAGCGCGATCGGCTCGCTGTACCAATTTGGTGGTTCGTTCGGCCTGATCCAGTTCCTCTCAGTCAACCGTGCGGGTTCGGTGCCGCCGGTTGCCGCTGACCTGCTGGCGGGCGCTGCAATTAGCGCCGGGGGTCTTATCCTCGACGCGGCCTGCAATACCCTGTGGCAAGGGTTCACTTTTACGAACCCCGGCTCGACAGCCGCCAACATCAACTTCAACAACGCAGGGCTGAGGTCGCACTACCTCAAGAACTGCGCTCTGGTCATGACCAACACCAACGCCGCTTCGAAAATCGCCACTAACAACGCGGCGGCTATCGTACTGGACAATACGACGGTACAATTCGGTAACGCAGGGCAGGTGATCACCTACAGCTATAATTTCGACGTCACCTGGATCAACACGCCATCGGCCATCCAGGGTGCCACCATCCCGACAACGTTATTTTCCCCGGGCGGCAGCAGCAACGGGCACATCACTTGCCGCGGAGTTGACCTGAGCGCGATCACCGGGACTTTGGTCGGGGCTGGCACCACCGGAGCAAAGGTGCTGTTCGACAGCTGTAAAATTGCCTCGGGCGTTACTCGTTTTGGAACGCCCGTATACACTTCAGACATCAGCGACAGCGTCGAACTCGTGAACTGTTACGACGGCACCAACGTCATCAACGAGCGCTACGGCACCACCGGATCGGTCGTGACTGACCGCAGCACCTACCTGACCGGCGGCGCGCAGGACGACATTGGGAATTACAGCCTCAAGATGGTGTCCAGCTCGCGATCTGATTTCCAGGCGCAGCCAACCGACTGCTTTGCTTTTGACGTCGAGAACACGGCGACCGGCAGCTCGAAGACGGCGACCGTCGAGATCGTCTCGTCGCTGTCGCTCAATAACACCGACATCCGACTGCTGCTGGAATATATGGGGACGTCCGGCAACCCGATCGCCAGCTTCGGAGACAGTCTTGCAAGCGTGCTGACGGCTTCGTCGGCGCTGTCGACCTCATCATCGTCCTGGACCAACGCGCCGTCTGGTTTGGCTCCACAGTGGAACTCAGCTGATTTACTGAACGTCACCTTGAGCGGCAGCAATCTTATTATGACGGGTACGGGCTCCGGCGGAGCGCGAATGCTTTTCGGCTACACATCGGGCAAGTATTACTGGGAAAGCACGATCGGGACGTGGACTAATAACAATACGGCCTGTGGTATTATTACAGCAAGTGGCAGCTTGGCGTCCGCCGCTTCGGGTTTTACAGTCGCAACTGCGGCAGCAAAAGACGGCAGTGTCTGGGTCAATGGCACCAAGGTGGGCTCGG